GCAAGCTGGCAGACGCTTGTTTTGTTTCTGATGCTTTCCATAGGGCTGATCATGTTGATGGGCCTTGTCCTCCGCTGGTTTGTGCTGCGCGAAATCCGCGCCATGGACACGAGGTTCGAGACGCAAAACCGGGCGCTTACACGGTTCGTGGCAGAGCAGGGCAAGCAGCGCGAGGAGGATTTGCAGCGATGGCATGACGCTGATACCGCGCTCCTGAAGCTCCGGGCGGAGTTGCCGAACGAGTACGTGAGGCGCGAGGACTGGATACGATTCTCGGCCGTGCTGGAGATGAAGCTGGACGCGGTCCACAAGCGAATTGACGATTTGGCGAGGGAGGTCAGAGATGGGCGGACCTGAGTTCGATCTGGAAAAGGCGCAGAGGGAAGAAACGCGCTGGCGCATCATGCGGGCGCTTGACGCGGGGCGGCCGCTGCGGGTTTCCGAGACGCTGTTGCTGCGCGTGCTGGCGGACATTGACCTGCCCGTGACGCCCCACGAGGTGCGCCGCGAGTTGGATTACCTCGAAGAGCGGAAACTGGTTGAGGTGACGGGCAAAGAGGAGGGCACGTGGCTCGCGAACCTGACCCGCATGGGGGTTGACATCGTTGAGTACACGGTCCCCTGCGACCCAGGCATTGCCAGGCCTCCGAGGCGCTAGATGCCTAAACGCCAAGCGGTGCTCATGTTGCCGGGCGAGGTGCGCGAGGAGCTTGATAGCCGGCTGCTCAAAGGCGGATTCTCCGGTTACGTCGCCCTCGCCGAGTGGCTGGAGACGAAGGGCTACGAAATATCGAAGAGCGCGGTCCACCGCTACGGCCAGCAGCTCGAACGCAAAATGGCGGCCATCAAGGCCTCCACGCAGGCAGCCAAGGCCATAGCCGAGGCGGCCCCGGATGACGAGGACAGCCGCAGCGCGGCCGTGATCTCTCTTGTCCAAACGGGGCTGTTTGACGCCATGGTGACGTTGCAAGAGGCCTCGGAGGCTCCGCCCGCCGAGCAGCTTCGGTTGCTCTCCCGCGCCGCGATAGCCATCGCCGACGTATCAAGGGCAAGCATCTCAAACAAAAAGTGGGCGGCCGAGATTAAGGGCAAGGTGCAGGGCAAGTTCGAGGCGCTTGAAAAAGAGGCCGCCACGGGTAAGGGGCTGGACGCGGAAACCTTGCGGCGCGTCCGGGAAGAGATTTACGGAGTTCTCTGATGCCCGCGATCAAGCTTTATCCCTATCAGAAACGCTGGCTGGCCGATAAGAGCCGGTTCAAAATAGGGATGTTCGCGAGGCAGGCGGGCAAGACCTTCACCAACACGCTGGAAATCGTTGACGACTGCCTCGACGCCGAATCGAAAGGCCGCAAGTCCCGCTGGGTCATACTGTCGAGAGGCGAGCGCCAGGCCAAGGAGGCCATGGAAGAGGGGGTCCAGAGGCACCTCTCGGCCTACCAGGCCGCCTTCCAGGCGCTTGAGTATGATTGGGACCCGCATACTAAGGCGCTCGAAGTGCGGCTGCCGGGCGGTTCGCGCATTACCGCGCTGCCCGCCAACCCTGACACCGCGCGCGGCTATTCGGCCAACGTTCTCCTTGATGAGTTTGCGCGGCACCAGGACAGCCGCAAAATCTGGGCCGCCCTCTTCCCGGTCATTTCGGCTGGCTACAAGTTGCGCGTGGTATCCACGCCAAACGGGAAAGGCAACAAGTTCTACGACTTGATGACCTCCGACGAAAGCCCGTGGAGCAAGCACACGGTTGATATCTATCAGGCCGTCGCCGAAGGGCTGCCCCGAAACATCGAAGAGCTGCGCAAAGGGCTCGCTGACGAGGACATCTGGGCTCAGGAGTATGAGCTGAAGTGGCTTGACGAAGCCTCGGCCTGGCTCTCTTACGACCTTATCAACGGAGTCGAAGATGACAAGGCGGGCAAGCCGGAACTCTATGCCGGCGGCCCTTGCTACGTTGGCGTGGACATCGCGGCCCGTGGCGACCTCTTTGTCATCTGGGTGGTTGAGCAAGTCGGGGACGTCCTCTGGACGCGAGAGATCATCGCCCGGCGGCGCATCACGTTCGCCGAGCAAGACGCCCTGCTCGATGAGGTATTCAGGCGCTACCGGGTTCTGCGCGCCTGCATGGACCAGACGGGCATGGGCGAAAAGCCGGTCGAGGATGCCAAGCACCGGCACGGCTCCATGACGGTGGAGGGCGTTCTCTTCACCGCATCCAACAAGCTCGCCCTGGCCACCATCGGCAAGGAGGCCTTCGAGGACAGAAAAATCCGCATACCGCAGGGGGACGCGGCTTTGCGGTCCGACCTCCATAAAATCCAAAAGGTGATGGGACCGACCGGCTCCCCGCGTTTCGTCGCCGACTCGGACGGCGAGGGCCACGCCGACAGGACGTGGGCCTGCTTCCTCGCCTGCAACGCGGCGGCGAATTCGGGCTATGTGATCGAATACGAAAGCGCCGGCCCCAGAGAAAGCCAAGAGATAGAAGGCTACGGTTTTGGCCACGGAAACGCGGCTGGAGGGTTATATGAAGGATTCTAAGAAAGCCTCCGCGGCCCCGGTGATGAATGAGGTTGCGGCGTCCCGCGACGGCCTCGATATCACCTACGGCTATATCCTCCCCAATATGCCGTTGCTTCCCCGCGACACGGTGCTGCGTTTGCGTGGGGGCGCCGAACTGAGTATCTACGATCAGGTTTATGGTGACGAGCTAGTCAAGGCCACGCTTCAACAAAGGCGCTCCGCCGTTGTACGGGCGGAGTGGACGGTTGAGCCTGGCGGGGACCAGGCCATCGACCAGGAAGCAGCCGATTGGTTGACAGGCCAACTGGACGCGATTGACTTCGACGCCTGCACCGAGAAAATGCTGATGGGAATCTTCTACGGCTACGCCGTGGCCGAGGCCATTTACGGGCGGGACGGGCAGTATGTCACATTGGAAGACCTGAAGGTCCGTAACCGCCGCCGGTTCAATTTCCACGGCGACGGGCAGCTATGTCTAAGGACCTTCGATGACCCGCTTGGCACGCCGGTCCCGCCAAAGAAGTTCTGGGTATTCCAGGTGGGCGGCGAGGACGATGATGATCCCTATGGGACGGGGCTGGGCCACTGGCTCTATTGGCCAGTGTTTTTCAAGCGAAACGGCATCAAGTTTTGGATGACGTTCTTAGACAAATACGCCATGCCAACGGTGATAGGGCGCCACCCGCCTTCCGCGACGGCAGCGGAGAAAAATAAACTCATGGAGGCCCTCACGCGAATCGGGACCGACTCGGCCATAAGGGTCCCCGAAGGCATGGCGGTTGAGTTGTTGCAGATAGCGCGGTCGGGCACGGCGGATTACAAAGAGCTTGTCGCCAAAATGGATGATGCAATCACCATGGCCGTGCTAGGCCAGACGCTGACCTCTCAAGGGCGCAGCACGGGGTTAGGCTCCGGCATGGCGCAGATGCACATGGAGGTCAGGCAGGACCTGGTGAAGGCCGATGCCGATGCCGTCTGCCAGAGCTTCAACCGCTCGATAGCCGCCTGGTTGACCGAGTGGAATTTCCCCGGCGCGGCCTGCCCGCAGGTGTGGCGCAAAATCGAAGACCCGCTTGACGTGCAGGCGCAGTCCACGGCGGACCTGAACCTCACGAAAATGGGATTCCGCCCGACGCTCAAACGGGTCCAGGATATCTACGGTGCGGATTATGAGGACTTGGGACCTTCCGCGATGGCGCTGGGCTCGGCGCCACCGAAGGCGCAAGGTGAACAGCCGCCCACTGAGCCAACGGGGAAGCCCCCCGCGCTTTCAGAGGCGCAGGCAAACAGCCCGGCCGAGACGCCGTTCACCGGCCAACTCGACGCCGCGGCGGCCACGGTCATGGACGGCCTCATGGAGCCGGTGAAGAAGGCCGTCATGCAGGCCACGAGCTTGGAAGACCTAAGAGCACGGCTGAGGAAACTCAACCCAAAACTGAAGCCGGATGAGTTTGCGAACCTCATGGCCCGCGCCATGGCCGCGGCTGAACTCGCCGGAAGGTTCTCCGTCCAAGAGGAAGCGAATGCCGGTTGACCCCTACAGCCTCCCCTTCGATGAGGCAATAGCCTTCTTTCGCGAGAAGCTGAACATTGCGACGGAGACCTGGACGGACCTCTGGCGCTATGCGCATTCCAAAGCATTCACCGTGGCCGGGGCGATGGATGAAGACTTGCTCGCTGACTTGCGCAGCGCCGTGGATAAGGCGATTGCCGATGGGATCACGCTGCAAACCTTCCGCAAGGAGTTCGACCAGATTGTCCAGGAATACGGGTGGCAGTATAAGGGCGGCCGCGACTGGCGCTCGCGGGTCATCTACGATACCAACCTTCGGACGGCCTACATGGCGGGCCGGTGGAAGGGTTTGGTAGAAGGCCAGTTTCCATATCTTCAATATCACCATGCGCCGTGGGTTAAAGAGCCACGCCCGATGCACCTGCATTGGGATGGTCTCATTCTGCGTTTTGACGACCCGTGGTGGGACACCCATTACCCGCCGAACGGCTGGGGCTGCCAATGCTGGGTGAGTGGTGTCTCGCGCGGGGACCTGCGCGCGCTTGGCAAATCAGGGCCGGACCCAACGCCGGATGATGGAACCTACGAGTGGATTGACAAGGCAACCGGCGAGATTCACAACGTCCCGCGCGGAATTGATCCGGGGTGGGATTACAACGTTGGCAAAGCGTGGATGGAAGGATAGCATGGGCGGCGTAACCGTTACGGTCAATGACGCGGAAGTGGCGAGCGCGCTCAGCGAGATTGTACGACAAAAGCGCACCGCCGAGCCGGTTTTGCACCGTATCGCCGACTATCTGCGCCAAAGCGAAGAGAAACGATTCGAGGCGCAGGTCTCGCCTGAAGGCCAGCCATGGCAGCCGCTCAGCCCTAAGTATGCGGCATGGAAGCAACGGCACGGCTTCATAGGCGGCATCCTCACTTTGCATAAACACCTGCGCACCGAATGGTCGGACCGCGTTCAAGACAACGTTCTGGAATTCGGGACCAATAAGGTCTATGCCCGCATCCACCAATTTGGCGGCCCGATGCACCACGAGGCGCATTCAAGCATGATGCTTCGGGGGCTGAAGGGCGGGAAGCTGATTTCAAAGAAAAGTGCGAGCCGTAAGAATCGGGCAGGCTTTACATTCCAAGGGACCGAAATACCGGCCACCGACGCCACAATGCCGGCGCGCCCCTTCTTCGGCCTGTCGCAAGACGACAGGAGCATGATACTCGAAATCTGCCAACGGTGGATGCGAGGCGAATAATGAGAAGCCAAACGGCGCGCTGTAAGCCTCTAGGACGGGAGAAAACTTCAGGATGGGCTATCGGGCGGACCAAGGCCCTTTCGTTCAAATTGAACGAATTTAAACACGAATTGAAAGGTCCTGGGCGGGGGCCTCGAAACCGGGAGCAACTTTTTTTGAGCCGATTCTGGCGCCACCGCCGCCGAAAGTTTTTGGAGAGAGCCGATAAAGCTCTGCTATGCAAAGCTTTAGGACTGAGCAAGGGGCCAAATTTGCCTTAAATTGTCATAGGCAAGAGAAGGAGCGCAGCATGGCGATAGCGATCTTGAAACCGGGAACGTACATAGACAAGTTTGGGCGGCGCTTCACGGCTACGCCCGAAATGCTGTCGGAAGTGGCGGCCACTTACAGGCCGGAATCCCACCTGGCCCCACTGACCAAAGGTCACCCAGAAAGCGACGCGGAGCCAGCATACGGGTGGGTGGGCGGCCTGCGCTATGAGGGCGGCGTTCTGCTTGCCGAGGCCGACAAGGTTGACCCGGCCTTCCGCGAGGCAGTGAACGATGCGCGGTTCCCCTTTGTCTCGCCGAGCTTCTACCAACCCGACAACCCGGCCAACCCGACGCCAGGGAAGTGGCACCTGCGTCACGTTGCATTCCTGGGCGCGGTTCCTCCCGCTGCCAAGGGCCAGGGCATGGTTCATCTTTCCGAGGGCGAGCCCGCGCTTGAGCTTCGTGAGTTCACCAAAGAGGAGCGGGACAAACTGGCCAAGAGCGGCGTGGCCATGAAGGATGGCAGCTACCCCATTGAGAACGCTCAGGACTTGCGCAACGCGGTGGGCGACTACTACCGCACTGGAAAAGACCCCGCCGTTAAGGCTCACATCATGAAACGGGCACGGGCGTTGGGCTTGGAAAAGGAGTTACCAGATGACTGGAAAGGGACCAGTCTAAGCGAAGGAGGGACCATGGAAAAGTTGACCGAGGTCATGACCGCCCTTTTGGATAGGCTGAAAGGGCACAACGGCGTACCGCCCCAATTGTCAGAAGGAGAGCACATGGGCAAAGATGAAGAGGCGGCTCTCGCCGCCAAGCAGAAGGAACTGGAAGACCAGAAAAACGCTCTGGCCCAGAAGGCGCTGGAACTCTCGGAGCGCGAGAAACGCATCGCCGCTGCCGAGGAGAAGGCGCGCAAGGCCAACGCGCTCGAATTCGCGGAATCTCTAGCAAAGAGCGGCCAGATACTTCCGAGGGAAGTAGCGCCGCTGGCGGAGGTTCTGGCGAATGTCGCTTACGAGACCCCGCTGGAGTTCTCTGAGGGCGACAAGAAAGTCCAGACAACGCCCAAGGCGGTGCTGGAGCCTATTCTGAAGCGTCTCGGCAAGGCGGTGGAACTGGGCGAGTTGGCCGGTGGCCCCATCCCTGGCGCTGGGCGCGTTAGCCGGACGCCCATCCCGAAGGGCTACCAGGTGGATCCGAAGGAGTTGGAACTGCACGCGAAGGCGCTGGCGTTTGCCGAAAAAAACCACGTGGACTACGTTACCGCTATTCAGGCGGTGGAGGAGGATGAAAGATGAGCTCGAAGCAATTCGTGACCATTCTGCCGTTGAGCATTCCCGCTTCCGGCGCGGTTACGGTGTACCGTGGCGTCGGTTACAACGGCGCGCAGGCCACCGTGGCCGGGCAGGCGGTTCTGGGCTTCGCGAACGAGGCTGGCGTTGACGGGAGGAATTTCACTGTCAACGTCATCGGGACCATGCTTGCCGAGGCTGGAGGTGCTGTCAACGTCGGGGATGCGCTTGACGTTGACGCCAGCGGGCGTGTTGTAACGCATACGACCGGGATAATCTGCGGGCGGGCTCTTGCGGCTGCAACGGCGGCCGGGCAGGTTATCGAAATCCTGAGTGCTGGAAACTAAAAA